CTTGTTAGCAATCTTGTCAAACAACGATGCTTTCTCAAGCTGCTGTTCAACACCGAACGACTTACCAACGCCCGGAGGACCCGAAACGATCATCGCACGAATGTCACCCTTAATACAGGCTTCGGCCATTTCATCAAGAATTTCAAAGCGAGTAGCAATACGGTCCATTGCTTCTTGGTCAGTTTCAGCTACAGTAGTGACTGGTGCAGCATCACCATCAAGAAATTCAACATCAGTAAGGTCCGATACCTTGATGCGAACTTCATCAATGTTTACAGGAAACACACCGTCATTCTTGACAGTCACAAACGAACCTTTCTTTGTAGTTTGAAAACCCTTGACCAAAGTAAACTGACTGTTGATAACAGGGTTGTTGCGATATTCACCTTGCTTGATAAGAATGCGAGACATATTGATTCCTCTGTGATGTTTCTATAATTCACTATAGCAAAATGGGTACCCGAAGTCAACCGAAAAATGACCTCGGGTACGATTTTTATCCGTTCAGTCGTGACTGAATTTCAAGATAGAATTGATTGTACTTTGCCATACGGTCAATGTCTTTTTGCGTGACACCCTTAAGACGACGGATATCAGTATTATGACGAAGGTCACAAGACTTCACTCGCATTGCATCAAAATTAGCGAAGACCTCTTTCTTGTATTCATCGTAGGTTTGTCCGGGCATCTTTGTAAGGACTCGTACACCTGCTATAACACGAGCAGTACAACCGATATCTTGAAGGTCTTGCCAAGTAGTTTTGGTATCTTCAATAACATCGTGCAATAGGGCGATGCACTGCAATTCTTCATCATCAGTCTTGAGATAATGCATCACCTTGATTGGGTGAAGAATGTAAGGGTTGCCGCCTCTGTCAAACTGACCTGCGTGAGCATTAGTAGCGAGAACTAGGACTTTGCCGAGTAATTCACCTTTTTTCATAACTACTCCTTTTTCTTAGCTTATAATTAACAATAGCAAATTATAGGAGCTATGTCAACCGATATCTTTAAGTTGGGACTCGTGCAATTCTATTTCATCCTTTAATTTGAGTTTACGCTTTTTTAACTCTTGGATTTTTAAATCATCACCGTGCGTGTAAAGAAGCTGATTTAGCTCCAATACTAAATGATGATGCTTATGTTTTAATTCTGCAATGTGCAGTTTTAGTTTATCGCCCTTCATTTATAGTTCCTCTCAATTTTCAAACATTGACAGTCCATGCCCTAGCAACGTAAAACTCTAGATTGTCTCTGCGCTTCTTTTCAAAAAGAGTATTGACGTTTAACTTGCCAGCCTGAATGCTCTGTTCCCAAAGATTTCTGACAGGGTTATGCTTTTCTACTTCTAGTAGAATGCGAGTGTCAGTGTCATCCTTAAACCAATATTCATAATGCCGGGCCCGCTTCTGTCCGTTATCAGCTTTAGCAATAAAGGTTAGTGTAATGTCTTCCCTATCACGGTGTCTAGCAGAGCCGAGGTCTTTACGTTCTCCACCAAAGATTTCAACAAGCTTCATATCATATTCGTAGAAGTAAGGCAGCTTGTATACCATACCAATAAAACGTGAAGTAAGAGTATTAGGAGAATCGTGTAGATACTGCATCAAATCAGTTTTAAACTTAGTAAAGTCATCGCCGCGCAACTTAGCCATAAGCAACTTAGACATATAATATGATTTAAGAGATTCGGCAAACACACGATCCTGATCTGTAATTTTACTTACAATCTTATCAGCGTGTTCGTTTAGAGACCAATTAAGATAAGATATGGAATCGGTTTCTCGTGACTCCTTTATCAAACGATAAAGAGTGCAACTGATTAGCAAAGGGTCTGTAGTAAAATTATAACGGACTTCGGTATCTTTAGATTCCGAAGCATCAACTAAATCATCCCAAGCAATTGCGACTGGGTTAAAGCTCATAGTGTTCTCCTTACTATTTCACACTACATGAGTTATTGGAAATAAGCAATAGACTTGTTACCCAATAGTAACATCTTCCATGCCTGCGGTGCGTAGACGAACAATGTGTCCTAATTGCCATTGTTTTGCGTCAATGCCTTTAAGTATGCCCAACCATTTATTTCGTAGTAAGGCAACTTCGTTGATGAGCACCTCAAAGTCAATTACGTCATCCTCACCCTCTGCATACTTTTCAGCATCACGAGGAGTAAGTTGTCTGTTGTAATTTTCAAGATACTTTTTGAAGTAGTTTCTTTTTATTTTACGTAACTGAATATTTAGGAAGTTGAGTACCGCTTCAATCTCTTGTAATTGATTAAAGCGATACTCCGTGACTCCGGGTAGTGCGGCAATGTTCTTTTCAACATTGCCGTACACCTTAACATCATTTTTTGCGGAAATCATTTCATTCTCATAATGAGTAATGAAATCAGGAATGTGACTCAAATCCTGAGTGATTTTGCCGTACCAAGTCATTCGTAATCGTCGTTATAATTATCGTCATCGTCATAGTAGTCATCTTCGTCTAGGTCATCATCATATTCATGCACTAGACCAGAATCCGGAGTTTCTAAGTAAAAATCAAGAGCGGCCTTGATATCCTTGTCACCTCGAAATGTTGACTTAATTTCATGTGCAGAAGCAATCTCTTCCTCAACGAGATAGTTGACTAGAGTTTCAGCAGCACCGTCAGTATCACCTGCCTCAATGCTCGGCTTCAATAGCTTCCAAACTTCATTGATAAGAGATATGCTCATTCCACAACATCCTCTTCTACTGCTGCTGCTTCTTCCGCAACAATTAATTTAGAATTCTTCTGTTCAAATTCTTCCATGATAGCGTCAAGACAACCATCATCGTTTGCTTCCCAACCTTTACGGAACTTCTTAATGATAGTTCCATCAAGCTTGTTATACACAAGCGAGTTGCCTTCCTTGTTGAGCATCTTCAATGCTTCACACATATCAGTAAGACCTGAGTACGGACTCATTCCTGTTGTGTAGGGAATCTTCACTTGAACAGATTCAAAAGGCTTTGCGTAACGAGTCTTCATTACCTTACAAGCAGCACGAATACCGTTGACCTGACTGACCTTGTTGCCGTCTTCGTCTTCCTTAAGCTTTAGCTTCTTCATTGCAACAACGATAGATGATGCATAGATGAAGCCCTGACCACCTGAAATCTTATCGTCAGGGTCAAACATATCCTGCGATGCATAAGTATGATTAGTTGCAACAAGACCTACGTTGTTCGAACCGAACATGTTTACGCAGTTACGAACGAGTGAGGTCAATGCCTTAGGCTTACGACCCATGTCACCCTTCATATCACCTGCTTCAAACTGATTAACATCAGTCGGAGTGAGCAACATGCCAAGTGAGTCAATGACGAATAGAACCTTAGGCTTGTCTTCATCATTCATGGCCTTGTAGCCCTTCATGAAGTCAGAGATAGTCTTAGCAACGTCATCAATCATTGCCATGTTCATCTTGAGGAGCTTGTCTTCGCCAGTGTCAACACCCAAAGCGTGAAGCCATGATTCATCAAGTGCGTTTTCGCTGTCGATTAGTACAACGTAGATACCCTGTTGCTGGGCATGTTTTACAATATTTCCTGAGCAGATGTAGGATTTACCTGCACCTGACTCGCCGGCAAATACTGTAACCTTGCCGAGCGGAATACCTTTATTAAAATCACCGCTAATTCGGTAGTTGAGTGCATAGTTGCCTGTGCTAATCCAATCTGTCGGATCATTAAATCCGATACTAAGGCCGTCAATAGCCTTGGTGATGTCCTTGCGGAACTTACTAATATCAAATGGTTTTGCCAATTTTTATTCCTATCTTACAATTTGTTTTAATTTATCACCGGGTAAGTTTTTTTCAAGCATTTCGGGATTGTTTTCGGCCAATCGATCCATATCAATATCGTGTGGATAATGACGAAGAATAGTTCTAGCACGATCACGAATGATGCTTGGTACTCTCGGTGTTTTGCCAGGGTCGCAAAGTTCTTCTAAAAGCTTTCTACTTTGCTTCAAGGCTCTATATCTTTCATCTGGTAATGTCATATAAACCTCCTGTCAAATGGGGAGGCACTAGCCTCCCCAAACTAAGCAATTACTTAGACTGACGGGCGCGGATCATTGCAAGAATGTCCTGAGCCTTGTCGCCTGATGTATCGGACTTCGGAAGTACAACAGCATCGCTTGCAGCAGGAGTTTCATCTTCATTCCAAGGAACATCGTTTGATACCGGCTGTGAATGGGCACCGTGACTTGGTTCATAGTCAACTATCTTGGGTGCAACAGGAGAGCTGGTTTCAGCAGACTCGGTATGTTGTGCTGCTGCACCCTCAGGAGCTGCAAGACCATACGGACGATAGTATGCACCCCATTTATCATTATCATAAGGACGACCATCAACAGATGCTTCAAACATTTCCTTAATGATACGAAGTTCTGCTTCGCTTGGCTTCTTTGGCAAGAAGTCAGCAAGATTATACGTACCATGAGCTTCAATAGCTGCCAATTCAGCTTCCGTCAACGGGGATTCCTTACGGGCCCAATTAGAAGTTGAGTAGTCAGCGTATCCGCCCTTTGAAGTCTTCTTAACGTTGAAGTCCAAACCGTTAGTGTAATCAGTCGGCAAGTATTCCATTTCAGGATCCATCAAAGATGCCTTAATGATAGTTTGAATCTGTGGACTGATGATGAAGCGACGAATTGGGTTAGCTGGAGTCTGATCATCACCGAGCGGGTTAGTGCGAACAAAACCCTGATAGAGATAAGAACGCTTCTTCCAATACTTGTTAGCGAGTTCCTTAAGAGTATCATCCTTGTACCAAGGACGAACTTCTGCAAGAACGGGGCAGTTATCGCCATACATTTCTACGCAAGGAACTTGTACAGTAATTTGCTTTGCATTTGGATCACCCTTAATGCCGTTGAACGGAAGCTTGATGACCTGACGTTCTACCCAGAAGCCCCATTCGTTGTTAGGGTTAGCGTCTGGAAGAAAGCGAATGGTTGCAGTAGCACCTTCGCTGATATTCCAGTGGGGATAGATTGCGTTATCTGATTGTGTGCGGGCGCCGTTATTTTGGCCCTTGTTTTCTTGGGCTGCTAAACGTGCCCGGATTTCTGCTAGACTTGCCATTGTATAATCTCCTTTTAAAATGTGCCTAAGTTGAGCTTTGTAAGTGTTTTTATGTTTCGTTATCGGAGATAACTACACACAAGTTATGTTATAACTCATGTGCAATGTATTTACAACCTATTTGGGTGCATAATATAATAATATTTTACACTATGTACCCAAAATATAATTATCTTTTGAATCTGGCCATTTCCATGATACGAGCCAGTGCCGGATCAATCTCTGTTGATTCGCTGGCGCCGACTAGCTTGCCAATGTTGTTGTTCTTAACTTTTTCTGTAGGTCCAAGCTGACCTACACGCTTTTGGTTTGCGTCTAAGCCTTCTTCAACTTCTTCTTCTGCTACTGCTTGAGGTGCCATGCTGATGAAGTTTTCGTCAACATCGCCCTTGAATGCTTTGTCAAGAGCCTTTCTAGCCATCTTAACTGCCTGTTTAGCAGCTATGATTTTAGCAGTGTGTTGTGGCTTACCTGCATGGTCATCGCCCTTGCGATGCCCCTGACCACTATATGGGTTAGCTTCTGGACTCTTATCCATTTCGTTGACATCATTTGCAGGGGTGCGTTTGCGTTTTTGATACTCACGATTGCGATTGCGGATTGCTTCTTCCTGCTCAAAGTCTTCAATTGATGGAATCCAGCTATCATCATCATCATCGTCTTGCTTCTTTTTCTTGAACGGGATAACATCACCTTCTTCAAGATCAAATGCTTTTAAGTTTGACTTTTCAGTTGATTGATTATGCGACAATGTTTCTGCGCCAGGAGCTTCATCTAACATTTCATCAGCAGGAACTGCCATAGTCTTTGTAGTAGAATCCATGTCTAGCTTTTCGCTAATGATAGTGTCAGCCCACTCAGCAAGAGTATCTACTTCGCTCATTTCAGCAACTGGCTTACGAAGGCGTGAAAGAATTGGCATAGCTGATTCAATACGAGGATCCATTGTTTCCTGCACGAATAGTTCGTTGATGGATTCGTCGCCTTCATTTTCCATGAGAGCCGGTGTCCATGATTCAAAGTATGCTTGATAACCGCGATGTCCGGTCATCTTGCTTAGTGTTTCACGAAGACCGTTATAGTGATTGATGCCTTCAGTTACAAGTTCTTGTGCTGATTCGTTGAATTGTCCATTACGTGTAGCACGAACAAAGCCAGCCATCTTAGTGTAATCTTCGCAGATTGACTTGATGTGGTTCCAACGATCATCATTGGGCACGCCGCCTTCTGCAATATGACGAGCATATACACGAGCAATGCCGGGGCGATTAGTTGGAGCTAGGAATCTTTCGCCATCGACGTTTTCAAGATAGATTTTAGCTACATTGCGATAACGCTGTTCACCTTCTTCAAGTGCGCGGTTGTGTTGTAAAACAATCTTTACATTAGGAACTGCATCATTATATGACGCTTTCTTGCCCATTGGGTAATAACCTTCAGCTACTCTTTCTTTCATCTTGTAATAATCCCGTTGTCTCATGTCATCGCTCAATCTGTCTTTGTTTAGCAATTCAAAGCTTAGCTGGCGTCTTTGTGCCCAGTTCTTGACATGCTTTAGGAAGCCTGTCCAACTATCATCATATTCTACACCGGGTGTTTTACCGCTGGGGCTTTTTTGTTGTTCTTCATCGTAATACACAATGACGTTTTTTGCTTCATCAATTGTTAACCAAACTTTACCATAGTCTTCACCGTCTTTAATGAAAGTAAATTGTATAACATCTGCTGCTTGACTAGCAGGAACACGTTGATTTTTGCTGTCTAGCGGAACAGGTTCATACCCTCTCACTTTTAAAAGGTTGTATAATTCTTTGTTAAAGTTTTCTGTATCTTGAGCCATATGTATATTTATCCCGTACTAGCCCAATATAGCAAAGAAGGGAAGTGGTTCAATCATCTCATCGTGGTCCCTAATATAGCTTTCAAGATCACCGTGATAGCTTGCTAATTGCGTCATCATACGCACTGCTAGTAAAGATGACATAACTAAGTCATCAGTGTCGCCAATCTTAGCAGCATAACTTCCACCGGATGCGACAAATGCCTTCAATTCACTTATCAGTGAACGACTATGTATTGTTAGTTTCTTTGATTCTAGTAAGGTTTTGAACTTAGCGCAAGCAGCAAGTTTAGGTTTATTGGTGGTAGTGAATCCTCGTTTACCTTTACCTGCTTCACTTATGAAAATACCTGTTATATTTGATTCACCGTACTCGTTTAACGATACAATTGCTGCTTGCCCAATGCCATTGTTCTCAATAGAGTAGTAAATGTTGTTTGGTTCATTAGTCTTTTCTGAGATATACT